GTATCAGCATCATATCTGACCTTCATGGTTGGGCCATACCCTGCGTATGAGCGATGCATAAAAGACCGCCACCCCAAAATAGGGGAATCTGACGGCACAATTGGGAGTTTCCCGATATGCTGCTCAACTACGGTTTTAAGGGCATCGGACGTGATCCACATTCCTTTCTCATAGAGTGTGTTTGACGTTTCGATCAATGATACCAATGCGCTGAAATCGCGCCTACCTTTTGGCAATTGAGTCCTCAACTTGATTGCAGTTACATCAACACCCATAAGTGCATCGCAACCGCAGGACTCTCGGAAGGGACCACGGGTAAAGCTCTTCCCATGGTTTACTTTGAGATGCGCTCCCTCAAGGGAGATCATTACTTCCTCTGCAAATCGTGTTTCGACGATTATATCATCGCCGTAGACGTAAACAGATTTGGAAGCCTTCTCAAAGGTCCAACCGGTAACATACGCGATACGCGCCACTCCCAATAACCAAAAGACCACGCTTTCGATGGGGAAGCAACACGCGGAGCCCATAGGGGCAAACTTCTTAAGCGTTACGAGCTCATCATTGAGCATCGTTGCGCTCGACCTGCACGCCTCTAAAAGGCGTACAATCCGTGTGGGTAATAATAACCTAACGGCGGCCAAGGTGACGCGATCACTCGCGTCTTCGAGGTCGAGGGTGGCCCATCGGCCACTCCTCGACCCTTCTAGAGCCAGTTGTTGGTTCACGCTTTGGTGCGTGAAATTCACATGCCCTCTTGTAAGAGGGTGACTCTCGAGCATTTGCATAATACTCCTCCCTAAGGCTTGTTGGGCCCATTGAAGTTCTGTGGGTTCACAGCTAATAAAGCGCGGGCCTCTGCTATCTTTTTCGACGCAGATTCCACGTGCAATATGGGTGGATTGCATGTCGGGCAACAGGATTTTGTCTGTTCCCGGCCACTCTGTTTTAGGAAGTCGGGACAGATATTCATCAAATCCCGTCCGCTCCTCATGTGGTAGTGTCGCGATCCAACTTGGATCGTGGTGCACCACCGGAGCGTACCAATCTTCCCAGAGAAAATGCTCATCAACCTGGTCACTAAACTTAAAGTCGAGTTTAGCAAGAAGTTTCTCACCTCCTGCCACAGCTCCTGGACCCATACGAGGCAATTCCGTGATTTCAAAGTCACGAAACAGCTCTTGGGCCAGTAGTATGGCATTATCGTAAGTTTTTTCCATCCCAAAATCTCCCTTAGGTAAAACCACAGGAAGATCCCGCTCGAGAGATTTGAATTTCTCGAACTTTTCATCGCGCGCTGCGTCAGAAAACCCAAACTTGGTTTTATACATCCAAGTGCAGATCGTCTGGACACAGAAAAGCGCATCCGAATTGGGATCATCACGTAAAAGACCATCATCCGCGAATAGCTGTTTGACCAAACCCTGTAGAAATATAGGGAGCGGTCCCTTTCGGTGGTGTTTAAAGCCACTGATTGGTGTAAAACGGCCTTCTTGAAGCATAGAAAGTACATGCTTCCCAAAACGCGGTAACGTCTTGGTTAGGAATGATAAGCCTTCGTACTCTGTCCGGAACTGTATTTCTTTATAGTCCCGATCCAGATCGACGCCACACATATTGGCGGCGTCTGCCAAAAGACAAGCGAAGAATGGCAGGTACATCTCGTACTCTGCACCTTGGCTTTTCATACGGGCCCTCCTTGGAGCTCGGTAATCCAAGCCTATGCTGGCGATTCGCTGGACCATTCGGTCTACGATTCGTAAGCAAAGATACGCTCGAGTAGTCCTGCGGCGGTTAGATACACTATCCAACCATCCAAGATGTTCTGTACTTCAGTAGGATCTGCCCCTTCGGGGATAGACGCCGTGAAGTTGAACGTCAAGGGACGTCGAACGGTATCAGCACCGTCAGTACAATCGATGTTTTCGATGTGCTGCATGAGATGACGTGCATTTGAGGCGGAGTCTTTAGGTTCAGTATGATCAATATTCATACGCGCCTGACGTCCGTCGGACAAGCGTGCGACTCTTTCAGAGCGCATTTTGTCGAACGTAATTAAGTTATAATTACGAGCCACGGCATCTACGGTTACTACTTGCTGTTGATCCAGCATAGGATCCCTCCTATTAACGGGTAAGTTGTTATTAGCATCTAGAGGCGTTTACCCTTGCGACCGCGAGTCTTCGCGAGCGCCGCCCCTAATGACAGCTGAAACAGGTTAGGCCATTGAAAATGTGGCATCCGGGTTAGGAACTCGGGTCCTACTTCTCTCTGGACAAAAGTCCGCTCGGCGGTCCCTAGAACAACGGGATCCGTCTCGCACCCTGGGCTATACAGCACTTGTGCTGCAAGGTAGGTCTTCTGTGTGAAGCAGATATCAAGTATCTCTGTTTTCACGGGTACCGGATCAATCCGATACTTAGACAGAAAGTCTCCAATGGGTAAAACCCAATCGCCCACGAATGAGAATGGGATTATCTCCCATATCACTTCAAGCCCCGGCACCAAGCCGATGGATTGAAGAAGTGCGTTTACAGATAGTGAAAAGCCCTCAAGAAAATCTGGGAGCTTATATCTGTAAAGGACTGTGATACCCAATCGACGATACATTTCGCCGACCGGACGTATATAAGCATAGGCCCCGCGTCTATTGCTAGCACGGGTACAGCCACTGCAAGTATAACCGCAGTCGACTGACCAATCTTGCTCCGTCCAGTCATATGGGTATGTCAAACCTCCCCACGCCTTTTGAATTTTCCCGGCCCCCTGTTGGAGGTCAAGGATCTTCTTACGGAATTGTAAAATTCCGTTCAAAATACCAAGGAGATCATCCACAGTGGGCTTCAACGCAAAATTGTACTCAAGCCAGTTGTCTGAGATCGAGTCAAGAGTTTTATTTAAAGTGACTCCCAATTTGATCTTTCCCGGTTTCCCGAGAGCTTTGAGTAGTTTCGGAAGGCTGGTTACCTTACGAACCAACGATTGTGCGAGTTTCGCAATATCGCTCAATTCAATGAGAAAGACCATAAGGTCTAACTCGGGGCGTATACGTGGGATGATTCTATCCTCCCACACCCTTGTCAGACTATAATAATCACGGTCTGACAACCCTGCGACAGGCAATAACTCCCGGTTGATATTCTTACCCAACCAGTAGTTCAAAGAACCTAAGTAATGGTAATTACTCCAATAGTAATGCCAACTCAGGCCCCCTGCGCCATGGTGATGATGAGGACCAACATACGTGCCCTCACGCCACGACCATTCGTCGTGGATCATTGGCTTAAATGGCCAAGGATGTGAAAGACCGATAAGGTCTTCCATATAATCACCAGATGCCTCAACTTCGGTGCAATTTGGCGCGGCATTAATTAAACCCGCACCAGGTTTGCACGTTGGTTCACAAACTGTGTCTTGAGTCAGAGTAAAGTCATATAAGACTTTCTCTAATCCACGAGTACGTTGTCGCATATCGCTTAATCCTAAACCGGACCGAAGGGGG